GCATCAAAGTTACCAGTGATTGCTCCAGTCGAGCTGTTTAGAGATACGCTACCAGGTAAAGCTCCACTTGTTACAGCATATGTTAATGAACCTGATGTCACTGTTGCAGTTACAGCAGATAGAGAGTAACTACCATTTGACCTTTGGCTATCTTCAACAGTTCCTATAGATCCAGCGGAAGTTGTAAATGAAATAACTGGAGCGTTAACTTGTACTGAAAATGCTCTAGTCTCAGTGTAACCATAAGCACTTATAGTCGCTGTCACTGTAAAGTTAGAAACTGTATTTGTGCCTACAGAATTTGTAACTGTTCCTGAAATTGCTCCTGAAGATGATAAACTTAATCCAGTTGGTAATGCACCACTAGTTACAGCAAAAGTTGGTGTACCAATATTTGAAGAGCCACCACAAGACGATAATGAATAACCACCGCTTCTTTGAGCATCTGTAATTGTTCCAACTGTGCCAGAATTAGTATCCCAAGAAATTGTAGGTGCTGTAATAGGGGTAGAACTTCCCTCACCTGTGACTAACCATCCTTGTGTATCATCTATAAAAGTACAATTTATTGCTACTCTATTTACTTGTAATACTTGATTTGATAAAGATCCTTCAATTTTTTTTCCATTTGGATTTATAGTACAATTCTGTGAGTTAAAAGTTCCAGCATAATCAACTATTGCAATGTTATCTCCTACACTAGGACTTGCAGGAAAAGTTACTACGACAGGGCCACTTGTGGTATTTACAGCATATCCTTCTTGAGAAGCTGCATTAAAATTAGCAGTTTTTACTGCTTGCCATTCTAATCCTGCAACAATAGTACCAGATGCACCTAGAGCAATTGATGTTCCATTTATAGTAATTGCACCTGAACCAGTTAACCTAGCGTTGGCTACTGTACCTGTCAATTGCGTAGCTGCAATTGATTTATTTGTAAGAGTTTGTGTACCTGTCGTTGTAACGACAGTTGAGGGCAATGTAGTTGTAGCATTTGATGCGTCTAGTGTAGCACCTGAAGGCACTGTTATAGTGTCACCAGATTCTCCTAGTTGAGTATTTGTTCCTGACTGTGGTTTTATTTTATCTACTTCAATTGTGCTCATTATAATACTATTAAATTTCCTGTTACTGTTATTGTTCCTGTTACGGTTACTGGTCCTGCTAATACACCTGAGTCCATTGTTTGAACTTCAGACAATGTTGAATTGTGAGTTACTACAAACTCGGTAGCTGTCATGACAGGTGAAATTGTTCTTTTAGCAGGTATGGTGCAAAAAACATCTTTTGTTGCAGATGTAAAATTTACTTTAGATGTGCTCTGTGATGAATTACTTATTACAGTATCTCTTGATAAAGTATCTGGTGTGCCATCAGTAACGGTCCCAATACCTACTTCAAATAAGTTATTGCCAGTTTCAACTATACAATAATAGGTCTGTTTACCGTTGCCGATACCATCGACAAAAGTCTCAAAGTCTTGTGAAGCACCTGCTAAATCTAGAGTTCCTTGTCCAGAAGTAGTGCTTGTTTCTTTAACCCTATCATTTATGACTAGAGCCATGCACCCTCCTTAACTGCTTATTCTTAAAATAGCGTTAGCTGAATTAAAAGCTGGGAACTGAATTGTAAAAGTTCCAGCTGTTGCTGTTTTATCTCCACCAAAATCTAATACTGCTACAGCTGCATTAGTTGTAGCTGATGATGTATTATAAATTAATGCTCCTCTTACTGTTAATGTTACACCAGTAAAAGAAAGTTCAGCAAAATCAACAATCGCTACTCCTGTATCTATGGAAGTTGCTTGTCCTGTTAAAACACCACCACCTTGAGTATAAGACCCAGTATTTGCGTGTTGTCCTCCAGTGCTATCTCCTGGATAAGCCGTTGTTGCTGCTGATAAGTTTGCTGCACTTGTGTAAAGTGCTAGTTTAAAGACATCTCCTCCATTTTGGAATTCCATGTCTCCTTCAAGTAATTGTTTTTTAAATGAATTACATACTGCTTGTTGTATTGCCATAATTTTATCTCCTTAATAAGTTGTATTTGGCGATGCTGACGGAACTTTAATTCTTGGTACACCATCGTCATATTCTGCTCTTCTACGTCTTCCCATTTGTTGTAACGAGAAAGCTTCAATAGCCTTATCATATCTTGTTTTATACAAATTGTACATATCCATGGGGCCTTTTAGAAATGAAAAACATTCAACTAAAACACCGTAAAGTAACATAGCTTCTTGATACGTGGATATAAATGTTGTGCTAGATGACGTAAAACCAGGAGGATCTATTATATAATTTAGCTGTGTAGCATAAGCTTGATCGGGTGTTGGTGCAACAACTACAGATGTTTCATCCCAATTAGCATAATATTTTGGCTGACCAGTTGCTCCAGATCCATTAAATTCTGTTATGAAACTTGTGTCCTTCTTTTCCATAAAAGTTCTAGCTGATGTTAAAGTTGAATCAGCAAATACTTGTAAAGATCTAATAACAAGAAATGCAGATGGCATTTGTAAAAATCTTTTATTGGCATTAAAGTTAGATGTAGCGTATTTTCTTAAATCATCATAATCAACTCTACCAGCTATATCTAATTCTACATGTCTTATAAATTGCCCAATCAATGAATCAGATAATACGTTTGAATCTACTTCTGTATAATCTCTTACTTGTGTTAAAAAATTTGTGTATGTAATAGCCATTAAGTTATGCTCACTGTTACGTTATTTAATGTTATTATAACTTCTCTTTTTCTATTTTCAGATGAACCATTTTCAGGAAACATGCTTGATACAGTAGTTGTAAAACCCTGGTTGTTAAATGTATTTTTTTCTGTTTGAAATGCTAAATTACCAGGTAAATTTAAATTCACAGTTGTCATTGATGCTCCACCAGATGAAGCAACGGTTTTATCGTTAGGTGCTTGAGGATTTATTGCACTTATTGTAGTTGGCCTTTGAAATTTTTGTGCTCTTGTGTTTTGTAATGCAATTGCATCAGCTGAATTATGTTTTGGTCTTATTTGTGGATGTTTAGATTCAAATTCTGATATATGCACCAATGAACCATTCCATTCTTTTACCATTTCTGTATATGGAAATGCCATTCCTGATCTATCAGATATAGCTTGTGATCTTTTACCTGTTGCAAATTTTCCCATATTAAACCGATGTTGGATAGAAAGATTGAGGGGTTATAAATGTTGATGTTCTTTGACCATCTTCATCTAGAGCTCTTTTTAGCTCATCTTCATAAATTAATTTATTTTGTTGTACTAATTGTGGTGCTTTTTTCATAGCTAAATAATATCCAAGACCTGCACACATACATGGTAAAAATCTGTAAGCTACATCAGCTTCATTTGTATAAGCACCTGCATCTTCAATTCTGTTTACAGAATAATATTTCAGATGAGTATAAGTAGATGCATCTGGTGTGATGTATAAAAATATTTTTGGTGTAGTTTCTCTTTTAACATAATATTGTGATGGTTGACCTGTAGAGCCTTTGTTAGGTAAAGCTGCATATGTTGATCTATCTATTTTTGTTAATGATACGTCAGTTCTTGTGCCTGTGTTATTAGCCGAAGTAGATATAAAAGCTTCTAAGACATCGTTAACATTTGCTGTTGTTGCATACTCAGCAGTACCATTTACTAATGCTAAAGTATTCAACTTTACTTTCCACAAATGAATTCCTCTGTTACCCCACTCTGCAAATAATAGATTTAGACTTCTTCTAGCTGATTTTAAATCATAACCTGAATTTGTTGAAATACCACATCTCTCATAACCTTCAGAAATTATTTCATCAATATCTAAATCAAAACTTGTAGTCCCAGAAGTTGCCATTATTTTTTAAATCCCTTCAACATTGGTCCATAATATTTTACTAAACTAGGATTTGACACTTTTTTACCTGCAATTTCAGACTGCATATAAGAACCATTGTAAGGTTCTTCTTTCATTTTTGTACCTGGGGCTTTTGAAGTAGTTTCAGAAAACGCTGCTCTTCCCATTGCTGCTTTGAATTTAATTCTGTGTTTGATGGCCATGTTTCTCCTTTTTACGATTATACAACTTCTTGGATTGTATCACTTTTGGTTTGTAAGTTCTAGACCTTAGTTTTTTAGCGATAGGATTAGATGAGGTCTTTAGCTTTACCAAGAACTGGTTTATATTTGGTTTTTCCTTCACTTTTATAGGCCCATAAGTAAGATGCTCGTGGTTGATCTTGTATCCAGGAGCAGTGAATCCATCCACTATTAGGTTCTCCTGGAGTGTAGAACTCAAGGATCAGCTGATCATACGGAAGGTTCTTGTGAATCCAATCAGCCAATTCAGCATTATCAACTCCTACACATTCGAAATCACAAGCCTCAGCTTTTGCATGTTGGCTATTAACTGAACTGCCAATGGCTAGACACAGCTCACTGCTACGGAAACCGCTTGTGACTTTAACCCTGCCAAAATGATCACGAACAGGTTGGAGGATATTTTCACACAACGCTTTTAATTTTTCTATTTGTTCTGCGTTGGGGTTATTATTTATGCCTTTACGTATTGCAGTGTCTGATTTAGTAAGCTCTAATAAGCTAAAATTACGACTTAAATTCATTTTTGTTCTCCATTTGATAAAACATTTTATCTGAATCTTCAGTTACCATTTCGTTATCTTCTGCATCCCAGTAAGTAGTTTGGACTTTATAGTCAGGCCAGCTGTTATCAGTAGTATAACTATTAACGTGCCAAAGACAACGATTATTAGGCTGAGCTGCATAATTACCGTTATTAAGAGCCAGTATATGTGCACACTTATGTTCTTGAGGTATTTCAGAATGTTCTGTGTCCAATATGTTAGTGTCTGGATGTGCCCAATCAATTGTGAATAAATATTTGCCATGGTAAAATTTTTTATCCAATCCTAAATATTTTCCGTTTAAACCATCCAACCAATCGAAGCAATGAACGCTAGGCCAATAGCTGAAACAGTTCCACAATTCCAACTCGTGTGGCTGCATATCCGGCACCTTGGCTCTATCATACGATTTTTGGAAAAACGCTGAGATAGGCAACCTCCAATAGCACGCACCATTGGGTAACATGATATTAAAAAGGATAGCGCGACCTGAAATAGAGCTAAGACCAAAGATAACACAATCACTGCTTTGTCCTTTATATTTTTCATCCATATCATAAAGATACTCCTTTCTTATTTTACAATAAATTGGTGGTATGTTTGCATTTAAATACGCCATTAGTCTAGTATTAACGAAAGTATTTTTTTCTCTCCCATGTATACTTCTACATTTGCTTTAGATTGTATACATTTAAACACAACTCTATCTGTGGCACTACGGTCCTTCATAGCATAACGTCTCGCTTTCATGCAGCTAGATAAAGACTCGTGGTATCGATGCTCTATGATCTTATGATCTTGTATTAATAAAAGTGCAAAAACTAACTCAACCATTAGTGTCCACTTCCATTTCTAATTAACTTCTCTACATCTTCTGTTAATTTTTTTGTTCTTTCTTGTAAGAATTCTATATTAACTGCATTATTTCTCATGCTCTTTACCTCTGCATCTATGTCCTCCAATAATCCTGCAATATGCTCCACTAACATGAAGAGCTCCGCCTCACCACTTGATTGACCAAGTTCCCCACGTGGATATTTTATTCTAAATTCAGAGTTTTGTTCTAAGTCTTTTTGCATTAGTTCTATTTTTGTAGCGTGATTGTTGAGTGTCTCGTGCAATCCAAAATAAGCCCAAGTGCCAATTGCAACTAACGCGATCAAACTGGCAACCGTCTTCATAGGCATTTGCACAGCTGCTTGTTCAGATATTTTTAAAGGTTTACTCATCTAATATTTCCTGGTTCTAAGAAGATAG